GAGAAGTTTGCAGAACTGAAAGACGACCTAGGTGATGGCATTGCTACACCTAAAAAGATCATTAAGAAAGCAAAGCTGGCAGATCATGATGGCAGTGTGAAAACATCATGGGGAGAAACATTGAATTACACATCAGGTGAAGACTATATCGTTATGCATGGCTCCAACGATTACGGTGTAGTAAAGAAAGATATTTTCAAAAAAACTTATAAGGTAAAGGAATAAAAATGGCTAAAATGTATGGTCCCGAAGAAAAAGCAAAGTTGGAGCGTTTGATCACTGAAGGTTCAAATGTTCTCCGTGAAGTTGAAGATCTACAAGAAGGTCTCAAAGAAACTGTCAAAGCTGTAGCAGAAGAGCTACAGGTCAAACCTAGCATCATTAACAAAGCGATCAAGATCGCACACAAAGACAATTGGAAGTCACACGAAGAAGAGTGGGATGAGATTGAGATGATTTTGGGCGTTACTAAACGTTTGCCCGAGAAAGACTAAATGCATCAAATATCAAATGCAATCGTTGACATTTATCGCTGGGCAGAAAGAGATTACCGTGAGTGGCCGTTTCGATTTATGGTGGAAGTCTTTGCTTGGGCTATTAGCATTGGCTGTAGCATTACTATGGCTGTCACCGTTCCTACCCCACCCTTACTCGCTCTATATCCTATTTGGATCCTTGGTTGCAGTATGTATGGTTGGGCTGCTTACACTCGTGGGAGCTTTGGTATGCTTGCTAATTATCTCTTACTTGTCACTATCGACACTGTCGGATTGACAAGAATGATCGTAAACCTGTAAAGAAAATTATGGAATTTTTTGGTTATCACTTGATGTTAGATTGTTCTGGATGTGAAAAAATTGACGATAGAGAAAATATCTACAATTTTATAAAAGAACTGGTTCCTAGAATTGACATGATAGCCCACGGAGAGCCTATTATAGAATATCTGTTACCAGGAGATCCAAAACAGGGTTATAGCTTAATGCAGTTGATAACAACCAGTAACATTTCAGGGCATTTTATGGAATTGAACGGAACTGCATACTTTGATATTTTTAGCTGTAAAGATTTCGATCTACAGCTAGCACAAGACATTGTAAAAAAATATTTCAATCCAAAAAAAACAAGAATTAATTTTATCACAAGGCATGCAGATTGATTTTGTAAAAATTCCGTATTCTACTGCGCCCTTTATGGTAAGGAATACCGAAAGAGCTTTTTCAAAGAATGTCGACTCTGCTTTGCTAGAAAAAAAACGTAGAGAGGTCAAATTGTATGGAAATGATTTGTATGGACAATATGATGGATCCTCTACTACAATAAGAAACTGTGCGAATCTGTGTGGTCACGATACTGATAATATTTTAGATCTAGCAATGAAGTTGGAAGAAGATATTGCAATCATGCATAAAGGAGTATTGATCGCGATATGCTTCTGTTTTCCTAGCGGGTTCGTACCAAGTGAACGTGTCGGATTAAATCTCGATCAAGTCCATGCACCTGTTGCTGATGGTGATCTTTTGCGCAGAGCTAGCCCGAGAATTGCCCGCGTGATGTGTGAACAAGAAAGTTTTAAACGTAACGTATGGACTATAACAGTAAACCCGGACCTAAGCAATCATCCAAAAAACGTTAAAAACATAATCCCTAAAATTTTAGACGACCTTTATTTTAGAACAGAATATCAAACAACATTAAAAGTTGATCAAGATACTAGTTTGTTTTTTGTCAAAGTAAATGTTGTACCACTAAAAGACGTTTATTCACAAAAAATCTTAGAAAGCATTAATTCCATGAGTCAGGCCGTTTTAGAATATAAAAATTTGACTTTGATAAAAAATCTGCTAAACTCTATTAATGATAAGTAGTATTGTACATGGTAGGCTGGGCCATAAACTGCACATTAGGTATTTGTGAGCCGTAAATCACATATGGAGAATTATGAGTTACGTTGACGCTTTTTATGACCGAGAGCAGGATCAAATCCTTGTCGTTGAAAGAGATGATAAAGGTCGTAGACACTACAAAGAGTATTCTGCACGACATATTTTTTATCACAAAGATGTCAAAGGCAAATATACATCAATTTTCGGCGAATCTTTAAACAGAGTCAGCTGTAAAAACATTAAAGAGCTTAGAAAAGAACTTGCGATTCACAGCAACAAGCAGCTATATGAAAGCGACATAAATCCAATCTATCGATGTTTAGAAGACCACTATCTTAATGTCGATGCTCCAAAATTAAACGTAGCATTTTTCGACATCGAGGTTGACTTTGATCCGGAACGCGGTTACGCCAGCCCAGATGATGCATTTATGCCGATTACTGCAATCGCAGTTCATCTTCAATGGCTAGATACGTTAATATGTCTTGCTATCCCCCCAAAAACTCTTAGTATGCAGGAAGCTAAAAAATCAGTAGAAGAGTTTCCTAATACAATGTTGTTTGACAATGAAGCAGATATGCTAGATGCATTTCTAGATCTAATAGAGGATGCAGATGTTCTGAGTGGGTGGAACAGCGAAGGTTTTGATATTCCCTATACCGTTAATCGTGTTATCAAAGTACTCAGCAAAGAAGATACAAGAAGATTCTGCCTGTGGAATCAATTTCCTAAAAAGCGTGAATATGAAAAATATGGTAAAACCGCTGTCACATATGATCTTATTGGACGAGTGCATTTAGACAGTCTAGAACTTTATAGGAAATATACCTATGAAGAGCGACACACTTACCGACTAGATGCTATCGGTGAAATGGAGATCGGTGAGAACAAGACAGTTTATGAAGGCACCTTAGATCAGCTTTATAACAACGACTTCCGTAAGTTCATTGAATATAATAGACAAGACTGTGCGCTGTTAGATAAACTAGATAAGAAACTACAGTTCCTTGACCTGGCTAACAAGATCGCACACGAAAACACAGTTCTACTACAGACTACTATGGGTGCTGTAGCCGTTACCGAGCAGGCTATTATCAACGAAGCTCATCGTAGAGGATTTATCGTTCCTAATCGCAAAAAAATGGATGAGCATGGAGATACGCAGGCAGCAGGTGCCTATGTTGCCTATCCTAAAAAAGGCATACACGAATGGATCGGTTCTTTGGACATCAACTCATTGTATCCCTCAGCGATTCGTGCCTTAAACATGGGGCCAGAAACCATTGTCGGACAGTTACGACAGGATGGGACTAAAGATTATATCGCCGCGGAAATGGGCAAGGGTAAAAGTTTTGCCGCGGCATGGGAAGGTATTTTCGGTTCGTTAGAATATACCGCAGTGATGAACAGAGAAGTTGGTAGAGAAATTATTATCGACTGGGAAGGCGGCGGCAGCGATACATTGTCTGCTGCACAAATCTATGATTTAATCTTCGAAAATAACCAACCATGGATGCTCTCAGCAAACGGTACTATCTTTACCTACGAAAAAGAAGGTATCATCCCTGGCTTGCTGAAACGCTGGTATGCTGAACGTAAAGAGATGCAGGCCAAACTCAGAGAATGTATCCAGGCCGGCAACAAGATCGAAGAGGATTACTGGGATAAACGTCAATTAGTTAAAAAGATTAATTTAAACAGTCTGTACGGTGCTATCCTTAATCCAGGCTGTCGTTTCTTCGATAACAGGATCGGACAGTCAACTACACTCACTGGTCGAGCAATCGCTAGACATATGGCATCAAAAGTCAATGAAATCATTACCGGAGAATACGATCACATTGGTAAAGCAGTGATCTACGGTGATACTGATAGTTGTTATTTTTCAGCCTATTCAACTCTGAAAAAAGACATAGACCGAGGTACCCTACCTTGGACGAGAGAGTCAGTTATAGAACTTTATGATACTATAGGAGAAGAAGTAAATGGTACGTTTGTTAAATTCATGTCAGATGCCTTCCACTGCCCAAAAACTCGAGGAGAGGTCATCAAAGCAGGTCGCGAGATTGTTTCTTCCAAAGGACTTTTCATCACCAAAAAACGATACGCAGTGCTATACTATGACAAAGAAGGAAAGCGAGCAGACATCGAAGGAAAGCCAGGAAAAATCAAAGCAATGGGCTTGGATCTTAAAAGATCCGACACTCCTGTAGTAATCCAAGACTTTTTATCAGAAGTGTTAACAAAAGTCTTAACAGGTGTAGATAGAGAAGACATACTTGCATATATAACTGATTTCCGCACCGAGTTTAAAACTAGGCCTGGTTGGGAGAAAGGTTCGCCTAAACGTGCTAACAACATCACTGAATACGCTGCAAAAGAGAAAAAAGCGGGTAAGACTAATATGCCCGGGCATGTAAGGGCAAGTCTTAATTGGAACACGCTGAAACGTATGTTCGACGACAAATACTCAATGCAGATCACAGATGGTGCCAAAGTCATAGTCTGCAAACTCAAAGATAATCCTATGGGCTATACATCAGTGGCCTACCCTGTAGATGAACTGAGATTACCTCAATGGTTCAAAGACTTACCTTTCGACGATGCTACTATGGAAACCACAGTCATCGACGAAAAACTAGAAAATTTGATCGGTGTTCTAGAATGGGACATCAGTCAGACTAGGAGCGACAATAATTTTGCAAAATTATTTGATTTTGAATAATTTCACAGTTGATTTTTATTCTAGATCTAAATATAATCTTAATATACTTCTAAAGGAAATAAAATGAAAGATATTCTCCAAGACATTGTGTCTCATACACAAAACTTAGGCTTTTTAACTACAGTAAAAATTACAGGCGCAGAAGATAAAACAGAAATGTTTAGCATGGCCGACGACCGATCGGTTATTATGACAGCTGAAACTTCTGCACCCTATCCAGATATGATCGGTACTTTCGGTATGCCGCAACTACAAAAATTGAAATACCTGCTCGATGGGGCAGAGTACAAAGAAGATGCCAAGATCACTATTACGAATGCAGAAAGAAATGGAGAAACCATTCCGGTCGGTATCCACTTCGAAAACAAAGACGGCGACTTTAAAAACGATTATCGTTTTATGAATCAGGAAATCATTAACGAAAAGATGAAGACTGTGAAATTCCGTGGCGTCAAGTGGGATGTAGAAATTGAGCCTACTGTATCGGCGGTACAGCGTTTCAACTTCCAAGCAGGTGCTAACAACGAACATCCCACTTTCCTCGCTCGCACAGAAGCAGATAATCTTAAATTCATCTTCGGTGATGCTTCAACGCACGGTGGAGAGTTCGTGTTCGCTATGGGAGTGGAAGGCAAACTACAACGTGGCTGGACTTGGCCAGTGCTGCCGATACTAAGTATCCTTAAGATTGCTGATGTCAATAACACCAAGATGGCGCTCAGCGATGAAGGTGCTATCCAAATCACTCTAGACAGCGGACTGGCTACTTACAAGTACATCATTCCAGCACAAGCAGCATGACCAAAGATTGGAGAGACGCTGATCACGGCGTATCCTACTATTATCTCAAAGATACTGGTAGGATTGTAGGACAGGTGTGGAACATGGCACATACCAATATCTATGGAGCCAAAGCCACCAGCGAAGCAAACGAAGAACGAATACTAGGCCACTATATCACATCCGACCATGCTAAAAAGGCTGTAGAAAATTTTTGGAACATCCAAGAGAGAACACTAGACTATGAAACAACCAGTTGATCTAACACCCTTACAGAAGGACTACGCGGTATATCTGCCAGCGATCAGTGCTTTCTATTCTGATTATGTGGCCAAACAGCGCAAGTCAGAGTTCATCCCAAAGGAACGTATTCCGCGGGGATTCGATCGCGGTGTAGAAGGAATGAACTTCCTCAATCCAGAACAGGGCTATTTCTACTACAAATATGGCTTGTTTTCCGCTGGACACGCACAGCTAGACCTCAACAAGACCATGGATCAAGATGCTATGATTCAGCAACGTGATCGCAACCAGAGCTTGATCCTGGGCGATTCGGGTGGTTATCAGGTTGGTAAAGGTGTGCTAAAGTTCGATTGGCTGGATTTCGAAGGAAAGAGTGCGAACAAGACCCGAGACGATATCCTCAACTGGTTAGAGCTAACTGCAGACTGGTCAATGCTGCTAGACGTTCCTACGTGGGCCTGCGACCACATACATAGCCCTAAAACCGGCCTAAAATCTTTCGATGACTGTTTAGAAAAAACTCGCTTTAATAACGAATATTTCTTAAATAATAGAGTAGGTGCTACTAAATTCTTGAACGTTTTGCAGGGCAGTAATTGGGAAAACGCTGAGAAATGGTATCAAGGTGTCAAAGAGTACTCGGATCCCACAGCATGGGGGGACAAAGCCTGTGAAGGTTGGGCCATGGGTGGTGCTAATATGTGCAAGATGCCAATTACCCTGCGTAGACTGATTACTCTGCGTTTTGATGGCTTGTTGAACGATAAGAATTGGATGCACTTCCTAGGTACCGCACAATTAGATTGGAGTTGTTATCTAACCAGTATTCAACGACAGATTAGGAAACATATCAATGAGAATTTCACCATCAGTTTTGACTGCGCAAGTCCTTTCATCGCTACCGCCCACGGGCTTGTCTATACTAACGCCCAACACACCAATAAGCGATTTTCAGTTATCATGGACAAGGCCCCGGATAATAAGATGCTTGCCAGACGGCACGATATTCCTTTCCCATTCGAGAGCGAGATTGGACGACGCCTCAGCATCGCTGACATCTGCCATTACGCACCAGGAATGCTGAACAAGATAGGCAAAGAAGGTAAGACATCGTGGGATAGTTTTGGTTACGCATTGATGATGGCACATAATGTCTATTGCCATATTGTAGCTGTACAGAGAGCTAACAATCTAATGGATATTGAACGTGCATCCTATAAGCCTAACTGGCGTCAATGGAACAAAAAGAAAGATGCAGATAAAAGCGACGAATATAGTGAATGGGTACCTCGCAACATTCTGTACTTTGATCGTTTCGTAGAAGAATTGTTTGATCTCAAGACCAAAGACGAAGCGTTTGAAATGATCGCCGAAGCAGAACGTCTTGGATTCTTACAAAACTTAGAAGGTGCTCGACTACGTGGCGGAGTCACTAACATCGTTGATAGTCTGTTCTCAGAAGTCGATGAAGAAGGTGCAGAAGTCGCTCCTTGGGCCGATGACAGAGAAGATGAGGAATTAGATAAACTTAAAGCTGAATAAGGAGATCATTATGTACGAAACCCGAATTAAGCATCTTGAAGAAGCACATCGTATCATTAACAAACAAATTGACGGTTTGGAAAAAACCGGAAATTTTTCAGACGATTATCTTTCCAGTTTGAAGAAACAAAGGTTGACATATAAAGACGAAATTGCTAAACTAAAGCGACTGCAATGGGAACATGATCACGAAACGGTAGATTGGGATGACGACAGATAAAATTATTCTTAACAGAAACGATCTAGCAAAGATTCAACAACTGCTTGAAAAATTTCCGGATACTGATTTCTTTTCTCTCGTACAAGAAAGCGGTTCCGGAATTGGTAGCGTTCTGACAATATCGTTTAACTATTCCGTCGATGATATCAGAGGAACATTTACAACTGAAATAAACGGTGTAGAGGACTGGTAATGAACTGTATAAACTTGCCCGATCCAACATTGGTAAACTATCTAGAAGCAGTTAATCTCTATCTAGAATGGAACCGTGCTTGGGTCGATTTCTATCTTAACTTTTACAAAATTTATCTACCAAAGCAATGAAAGACGAACTAGATCGGCAGCTCTGCGAGAAGTATCCCCTCATCTTCGCAGATCGCAATAAATCAATGATGGAATCCTGTATGTTCTGGGGATTCGAGCACGGCGACGGATGGTATCCGATTATCGACAGCCTCTGTGATAATATCCAAAATCATATCGATTGGCAGACGAAACAAGGAAAAACAGTTCCGCAGGTAGTAGCCACGCAGGTCAAAGAAAAGTTTGGCACACTGCGTTTCTACTACAATGGCGGAGATGATGTCATTGACGGAATGGTGCGTATGGCGGAATCTTGGTCTGCTGTGGCCTGCGAAGAATGTGGCGCACCCGGCACACAGAACAGCCGAGGCTGGATCAAAACACTTTGTGAAACCCATAGAAAAGAAAGAGACGAACGATATGAATCGTGATTACGCAGATGGCGTCAAAAATGATGTAGAGTTTTTCACAGGCACGGAAGTAGAACATACTCCTGCTTATGGTATGAAAACTCTGTTCGTGGTAGGAGTTAAAAATCCTGCAGAGATCGAAGCACATCTCAAAAATGGTATCCGGCATATCTTCTTTGGTGCTAACCATAGTTTCAAACCTAAATACAACGACTATGCAGAATGGAAACTGTGGGAAGATATGATCACCTATTTCCTAGAGCGTGATTATCTCTGTAGCCTAGATATTCCACTAAGTGCTGTAGAAGAGTTTAACGACGGTGGTTTGAACGAATACAATAACTTCATTCCGCAGATCCGTGTGCCAATTCCTTACATCAAACTGTGGAACTACAACACTATGTTGAAGATCGATGACAAGGACTTTAAAGCAACCAATCCAGGTGTGTGGTCACATAGTCTTCACAAGCTGATGGACCGATCAGCTTTCACTGATTGGAATTGCTATAAAAACGATGAGGTGCTATAATAAATGAGTGGGCCATATATCACTGGATCAAAAAGTACAAGACCTAGGATTAAAAGAGTAAGAGAAATGAAACAGAAATTGACTTGGAGGCAGCGTTTAAGAAACTGGTTCAACAAGGATCTGGAAGATAACGATATGCCAGAACTTTGTATGCAAGATGTCGAACCTAGCGGATTGGGTGGAGAAGGAATGCGTTTCCAGCTGTATCGTGCCAGTGGTGGCTATGTGGTAGAGACTCGCTACTACGATCAAAAGAATGATAGAAATCTCCATAAACTCTATATCGTCCAAGAGGACGAAGATGTAGGACACGCTATTGGCAAGATCATCACTATGGAGAGCCTGCGATGAGAACTGTTATCAAAGATAAAGAAGATTTTCGTCTTACACTTAAAAAAGAGCCTTGTGTGGCTCCAATTGGCTTGTACAACATTGAAATGGTGCAAGAACAATTAAAAGACGGTAAAATCACGCAGTCTAGCACTTATCAATTTTTTATGACTGAAAACGAAATGAATGTATTAGCAAAGGCGTTGGCACAATGATCATCAAGCAAGATGTGCGGCCACGCACAGAAACGTATATCAAAGTACGTACAGAATTCGAAGGTTATCACTTCTATCCAGGCGCAGGCGATATCGATCATCGTATCAAGTTCCTCGAAAACGAGCATCGCCATATGTTCAAAGTAGAAGTCAAGATTTCAGTCACACATCTGGATCGCGAATTAGAGTTCTTCCTGGTAAAATGGGCCTTGCAAGACTTCATCAAATCAGGTAAAATGAATCACAAGAGCTGCGAGATGATCGCAACAGATATCTTGGAACAGCATCTCTTGCCTAAATATGGTGAGAGGTACTATGAGATCGTTGTCTCGGAGGACGGGGAATCCGATGGCATCGTTGAATACTTCCCCGGTTAAGGAGATTGTAATGAAAGCAATCATTATCAGTTTAGCATTGATCGCAACACCTGCATTCGCAGACGAAGCATTGTTGAAAAAGAGTAACTGTATGGTCTGTCACGCAGTAGATAAAAAGATGGTAGGACCATCATACAAAGATGTCGCTAACAAGTATCGCGGACAATCAGATGCCGCAGACAAGTTGGCCAAAAAGATCCGTGCTGGGGGTGCGGGGGTATGGGGGCTGATCCCGATGCCTGCTCATCCACAAGTTTCGGAAGCTGACGCCAAGAAATTGGCAACCTATATTCTCAACACCAAGTAATAAAGGAAATTAAAATGGCAAATCCTGCCTGGCTTAATAAGTATCTAACTATGAAACAAGAAGTAACCAAAGTGTTCGATGATCTCGACAACTACCTTGATTTCTGCAGATTCGAACTGCGTGATTTCAATCCCGCTCATCTGTACGATAAGGGCAATGAGAATTATCGTGCGTTCTTAAACAGCCAACGACCACCTCGCCAGTGGCAGGATCGCAGGCCACGGGGCGACTATAGTCGCGGTGGCAACAACGGACATCGTAATGGCCAAAGTTTTTCTCGTTGATCTCGAGGCAGTAGAAACTAGATACACCGGGCAGTGGAAAACTCACTTCCCGGAACTTCTACGGAGGTACGGTCATGATGTTCAGGTTATCTCTGGTCTGGAAGATATTCCTAAAGCCACTACTCCTGGCGCCTTTCTTAATTTTGGCGGCACTAATATCTACAAGGCTAGCCAAGTTGAGAAGATGGGCAGGCTGTTCTGCGAGGGAAAAGTAAAGGCTGGAGATCACTTCATCTTTACAGATGCTTGGCATCCTGGTGTGGTCAATCTCAAGTATATGAGCGAACTGTTAGAGATTCCTGTTAAAATACACGGACTGTGGCACGCCGGTTCATATGATGAGCAAGACTTCCTAGGTAGATTGATTGGTCCTGCTCGCTGGGTCCGACACGCTGAGAAGTCATTCTTCCACTGTTTCGATCACAACTATTTCGCATCAGAGTTCCATGTCCGTATGTTCTTCGACGAGCTCTTACATGACGGAGTACCATTTGACAATCCTTGGTACGACGAAGATTGGCGAGATGTATATACCGACAACGATCGCAAGATCGTCCGCAGTGGTTGGCCCATGGAATATATGCCAGATACTCTGCTGATGTACAAGAACATGCCCAAGCGTGATCTAATCTTGTTTCCGCATAGACTAGCTCCAGAGAAACAGGTTGAGATCTTTATGGATCTTAAAGAAAGCCTACCGCAATATGAATTTGTAATCTGTCAAGAATATCCTTTGACAAAAAACGAATATCACAATCTGCTCGGGGAGAGTAAGTTAGTGTTCTCAGCAAACCTACAAGAAACATTAGGCATTTCGTGGTATGAAGGTGCTCTGGTAGATGCTATTCCAATGGTTCCGGATCGTTTGAGCTATAGTGAAATGGCATTGGATGAATTTAAATATCCGTCGGATTGGACGCTGAGCTTTGACACATACAGAATACACAGAGAAAAGGTCGTAGCGCAGATTCATGAGTACATGAATAATTACGAAAAGTATCTACCCGGCCTAAATAAACAGGTAGATGTGCTAAAGAAAGAATTCTTTAGTTGCACAAAACTCTTGGAGATGTTAAAATAAATGTCATCCTCGACAATAACTCGGAGAAAATTTAATGGAACAAAAACAAACAGGCATTGACGCAATGTCAGGCGACGGTGGTTATCAAGAAGCATATCTAGCAGATGTGATCCGCTTCAAAATGAAGCGTGATGGTAAGAGATTCTGGGCGGGCGATAATATTTCAGAATACCTAGACGATAATGGAATCTATAAAAATAAATTAATCGCCGAAGCAACAGAAGCATTTGAAACTGTGCTCGATCGTTTGCTGATCGATCGTGAGACTGATCCTAACAGCCAAGGTACTGCTCGTAGATTGGCTAAGATGTATTTCAATGAAATTATGAGTGGTAGATATGAACCAGCACCAGAAGCCACAGCGTTCCCCAACGAACCAGACAACATTACCAATGAGTGCTATGACGGCATGCTTGTGGTACGAAGCGAACTTAAATCCATGTGCAGCCATCATCACCAGCCTGTTAGTGGCGTGGCCTATATTGGCATTCTGGCTGCTGATAAGTTGATTGGTCTAAGCAAATACACTCGTATCGCTCAGTGGTGTGCTATGCGTGGAACTCTACAAGAAGAACTGTGCATGGACATCGCTCGCGAGATCATGAAGGCCACAGACTCAAATGATGTAGGTGTTTATATCCAAGCGACCCACGGTTGTTGCGAGAATCGCGGCATCCGTGCTCATAGCTCACTTACACAGACTACTGTGCTCAAAGGTGTGTTCAAAACAGATCCAGGTGTCAAGAAAGAGTTTATGGATAATATCAAACTACAACAGGACTTCGCACCGCGATGATGAAATCTATTTGGACAGTAGTAATCTTGTTCTCTGTGATCAGTTTAATTACATCCGACCCAGAGCCGCTGATAGCAGGATTGATTTTAGCTGCTGTTGGCATCGGTATTGAAAGGTTTTATCGATGAACTTTTTTGAACCTTTGCGTGACGACCTAATGGTTCAGCAACAGATCAAGAACAGTTGGGAACATTTCGTTGGTGTTATCATGCTTAACCAAACTGGACGTAAACCTGTAAAAACCTGCTTGCCAGAGTTCCTATATTGGTTTCCTACGCCACAGGCATTGATCGATGCGGATGAAGATTTCGTCAAGAGCATCATCCAACCGTTGGGCATGGTTAATGTCCGTTACAAACGTTTGGTCAGAATGAGCAGAGACTATTTGACATGGGACGGTGATGATGCTACAATGTTGTATGGCATTGGCAAATATGGTAGCGATAGTTATGAGATTTTCTTCAAGAACAACTACAGTGTTGTGCCTACTGATAAAGAACTTAAACGCTATCTAGAAGAGGAAGTATATGTCTATTAGATTCGACATAGATGAAAAAACCAGATACGAGGCAGGTAAGTGGATGACAGAAATGTTCGGACAACCTATGGAAAATATAACATGGTTTTGGTCACACAGGCTTGTACGAAAACTCGATGGTCAAAACAATGAAGTTTGGGGCTGTATTGAGGGAATAGAGATTTGGAAAGATTGTCCTAATATATCGCTAGCTTTAATAAAATGGGGGTGCAATGTTTCTTAAACTGCTAGATCGATTAGGTCGCAAGCGTATTATCATGGACCGAGTCAGCGACGAACCCTATCTGGAACGCTACTATCTCTTTCTCAAAGAGCGTGAGCGTTTTCCCTTTAACATTTTTCTACATAAATTCCTAAAAGGAGACCCCGATGATCTCCATGATCACCCATGGCCTTATGCTACTCTCATTCTTAAAGGCGGCTATTGGGAGACCACACCCAAAGGTCGCTTCTGGAGAGGTGCAGGACATTTCCGAATGAGTTCAGCAGACAGTTATCACAGGATTGAGCTAGAACCAGGTGTTACTTGTTGGACATTGTTTATGCCGGGGCCGCATCGCAAAGAATGGGGATTTGATGTAGAGGGTAAATGGGTTAAGTGGGACGATTATCTAAGGATGCGATATGAAAAAGTTAGTACTGGACAATAAAGAAGTTAGACATTTAGTATCTAAAATCTGTCGGACTATCTCTGGTAGCAATTGGCGGCCCGACTACGTGGTAGGAATTACCCGAGGAGGATTGATTCCTGCTGTTATGATCAGCCATTGGTTTGACTGCCCAATGGAAACATTGAATGTCAGTCTCCGTGATAATACAGGTCGAGGTCCAGAGAGCAATCTTTGGATGGCTGAAGATGCGTTTGGTTATCATAGGGCCGATCTCCCAGAACCAGGATCCAGCAATCCCGAACTGCGCAAAAATATTTTGATCGTAGATGATATCAACGATTCGGGTGCTACATTCAATTGGATCATGGAAGATTGGCCCAGTGGATGTTTGCCTAATGATCCTGCTTGGTCAGATATCTGGGGCAATAATGTCAAGTTCGCAGTATTGGTAGATAATCTCGCCAGCAAGTGCGAACGCAAAATGGACTTCTGTGGTCGTGAGATTAATAAAGCAGAAGATGACGTGTGGGTAGATTTTCCTTGGGAAGATTGGTGGACTAAATGAAAATTATGTTGCATTGTACAGACAAAGGTGTAGATGTAGAAGCAGATATATTAAATCATAAGAAAGGTATATTCCTTGAAACTGCTATTAACACAGTTAAACTACGAATGACTTACATGAAACAAACTAAAGCCTATGTAGGATCGATGGCTGGTTTAGAATTCGTTATCCGTGAAGAAAACGTTCCTGATGAACATCGCAAGGAGTGGACACGATGAATTATTCAAGCAAAGTAATACTTACTGAAGAAAATAGTATCGAAGATTCTAAAGGTGCTCCATGGACCGAATTAGAATCAGAAGATTATCATGTATCCGTGTTTCGCGACATCTATGCTGTCACTGAAGGACATAGATTGTTCGTGCCTAAATATAATACCGTAGGTGTTCTCAAAGATGCCTTCGAAGATGCTGTAGAACGTGGTATCAAAGGTATGGTCGAAGGGGAATGGGACGGATTTAACATAGGCATCAATGTAGGAGAGGCGGCAGGGCAGACCTGTTCTTGGCCACATATACATATGATTCCCAGACGCAAAGGCGATATGGCGGATCCTCGAGGCGGTGTTAGACATGTAATACCCGAAAGAGGAAATTATAAATTATGGTCTCAGGATACCGAGTAGGCGATATACATCCAACAAAGGAGAATAAAATGGAAGAACAAGTACCTTGCGGCTGCGGCCGTAGTGCAACAGGATTCTGTACAGGACTACACGAAATGTCTGAAGAAGAGTATGAAACATATCTCATGGAACATTTTGACGAAGATCCAGATCAGATAGGAAACTAAGATGAGACAACAATTAATCGAAGCCAGCAAAGAACATTTCCGTGCTCATATCACCAAGCATCGTATGAATATCGAAGTGATGTTAAATAATCCTACCGCTATTCACGAACATAGCGATATCATGGAAGCCATCGAAAAGGAAGCAGGTTATATTGCCGAGTATATGGACAAACTTGAGGTGATGGAGAAATACTTTAGTGAATGAAGTGTTAATTCCGTGGAGAGCAGGTGATACTGTATCTATGTGGAGCGACCATTGTGCGATGATAATCGAACAGTTTGGTCTACCAGGCGGTAGATATTCCACAGAAGTTTGTGCAGATTGGATGAGTTTTAAATTTCTAGATGAAAAGGATGCGTTTTTATGCAAGATAATGTTAAGCGAACATCTTGGACACTAACAGTCGACGAGGATCCGGAAACAGGAGATAGTATATTGACCTTTCCTGAAGACCTATTAGAATCAGCAGGTTGGAAGGAAGGTGATGTAATAGAATGGATCGATTGCAAGGATGGCACTTGGCAACTGAAGAAAAAGAGTGTATAGTATGAAAGATGCAAATATTTTAGAACAATTAGAATTATTAAAATCAAATCTAGAGAAGGCAAATGTTGTGCTAAATGATCTATATGAAAGAAACATGTTTATTGTTATTTCATTTGACGAAAGAGGTAGGACTATATCTCCGGTACTGCAAATAAAAACAGCAATACATCACGTTGATTATCTTAAAGAATAGCCATGGAAAAAATTAAAATATCAGAATGCTTTTACAGCATACAAGGTGAAGGACGCTTTATGGGTGTGCCTTCTGTTTTCTTGAGAACATTTGGTTGCAACTTCCAATGTGCCGGCTTTGGTCTTCCTCGAGGAGAAAAGACCACAGAAGTCGATCCTATCGCTGCCAATGTTCAGCTGTACAAGAGCTACGAAGATCTTCCGCTGGTCAGTACGGGCTGCGACAGTTATGCATCATGGCATCCGGCATTCAAACATCTGTCGCCGTTTTATACCATCGATGAGATCGTAGATAAGGTCGTAGACACACTGCCTTACAAAGAATGGCGTGATGAACATCTAATCATCACAGGAGGTGAACCCTTGCTGAAATGGCAGTATCTATATCCGGAACTATTGAGCCATCCTAAGATGCAGAATCTCAAAGAACTGACATTCGAGACAAACGGTACTCAAGCATTGACAGACGACTTCAAGAGTTGGATCCACAGAGAGTGGCATCACGATGGCTCTATCAATATGGGCAGAGGTCGCGATACATTCACTTTCTCTGTAAGTGCCAAACTGCCTTGTTCGGGTGAAGCGTTTGAAAAGGCTATCCGTCCAGAAATAGTAGCAGAGTATGAAGAATACGGTTATGTCTATCTCAAGTTTGTGATCGCTAACGAACAGGATGCAGAAGATGCTGAATGTGCTATCGGTGCATACAGAGCAGCAGGTGTGACTGGTCCTGTTTACTTTATGCCTGTGGGCGGTGTCGAAAGCGTTTATCAATTGAATAACCGTGCTGTCGCAGATCTAGCGATGAAGCGTGGATATCGCTATTCGGACAGACTACAGGTGCCATTGTTTAAAAACGAGTGGGGCACCTGATGCCGCAGGATAATTCATTCGACAGTGATGTGCAATGTAGTCCTCCATCAGAAGATTGGGGTTTGAAGCGGGCACGGTACTGGAAGCTCAAACTGTGTTGGCTTCCTAAAAAGTGTTATCTTTCAGGAAAGTCTTTATGGGGTAAACTTGCCTACCACGGTGAAAGATGGATTACAGGTCCAGGAGAGCCAGTAGTAGAACACTATTGGATTGAAAAAACTGAGTTCATAATTTGGACTCTAAAGGGAAGATAATGAAATTAGTTAAAAAACTGTTGGGTATCGACAAGATTGAACAAGATCTACAAAGAGCACAAGATGCTTTAGAAGAAGCCAAAGCCAAGCAAATTGAAGCTGAGAAGGCCGCATCTCTGGCTCAAGAACAAGAAGAGTTAGCAAGATTGTCACCAAAAGAACGGGCTAATCGTAAGAAAGAACCGTGGATTGGTGTACTAAATACTCACATTAATAAAGAAAGTGTCCGTAATGGTTTCTTTGAGCTTGACTGGAATGACCATTTTGTGTTAAAATTAAAGCAAGAAGGATATGGTGTAGACGGTGATCCAGACGAAGAGATCGTAGATCGTTGGTTCCGAGAACTCTGCGCCAATGTTGTAGTAGACGGTGATTACGGTGGTCCTGTTAATACAGGTGTTATAGACATACAGAGTGTAAAGAAGAACAATCAATGACATATATTCTAGTTGATACAGCTAACACATTTTTCCGTGCTAGACATGTTATTAACGGCGATGCTGATATTAAACTTGGCATGGCATTTCACATAACCCTAAACTCAATCCGCAAAGCATGGCAGCAGTTTAATGGCAGTCATGTTATCTTCTGTTTAGAAGGACGCTCGTGGCGTAAAGATTTTTATACTCCATACAAGGCGCAACGTGCGGCGCAACGTGCGGCTCATACAGAGAGAGAAGCAGAAGAAGAAAAAGTATTTTGGGAAGCATTCGATACATTTAAGGAATTTATTTCCGATAAAACAAATTGCACGGTTTTACAAAATCCTCAATTAGAAGCCGATGATCTTATCGCAGGGTGGATACAGAGTCATCCTGATGATGACCATGTTATTATATCTACAGATACCGATTTCGTACAACTTATTGCATCTAACGTAAAACAGTACAACGGAGTAATGGAACATGTTATCACCCACGAAGGTATCTTCGACGATAAAGGTAAACCGGTCATTGATAAAAAAACAAAGGAACCTAAACCTGCGCCCAACCCCGAATGGCTACTGTTCGAAAAGTGTATGCGTGGCGACACTTCCGATAATGTCTTCTCTGCATACCCAGGTGTCAGAACTAAGGGCACATCCAAGAAAGTTGGTCTCACTGAAGCGTTTGAGGACAGGAACACAAAAGGCTTTGCGTGGAATAACCTTATGCTACAACGCTGGAACGACCACGAAGGCAAAGAACACAGAGTTCTGGAAGATTATGAGAGAAATCGGCGATTGATTGATCTATCATATCAGCCCAATCATATTAAAGAAATTATTGCCGCAACTATCTCCGAAGCGACAGGCGCAAATAAAAATATCAGCCAAGTCGGCATCAGGCTGATGAAATTTTGCAATTTGTACGATCTAAAAAAGATCGCAGAACAAGCGCAATCATATGCCGAACCACTTAATGCGAGGTACACACTATGACAGACTTACACGCCAAACCAATCATTGATAACAAATTTTGGATCGTCGAGAAAGACGGAGAAAAATTTGCAACACTAAGGAAGGACGATGAAAATAGATTTGTACTAAGTAACATTTTAGGTACAAAAATTTTTGCAGATAAAAAAGAAGTAACTAAAGAATTTGGCAAAGATTTTTTTGTTGCTAAAATCATTAAGGAGTCTAGTGACAACAGGCCAGATGAAATACATGGGTTTCCGGCAAGTTCCAAACCGCATAACTGCATGTATGACATAAAAAGAAAATTACCGTTATTTACAAAAAGTGAAGATTCAAAAAGCCTATATTGTGCAGGTTATTATACCATAAAATTCGACAAAGGATGGGTCAAGAGTTTCTGTCCAAAACTAATCACTCTACAACGATATCCATTTAAAGGTCCGTATAAAACAGAATTAGAGATGAAACAGGTGATGTCAAATGTCTCAAAATAGCCTACCCTCAACTTTACCTTCAGTTGAAAGGCTATTAAATAGGATTTCAGTAGCTGAAAAAAGTCAACAAAAAGAAATTAGGATTTCTATCCAAGAAGCTAAAGAATTGTCATCTGACCTTGCTATTATGACCTCAAGGTTATCTAAAACAGTTCAAGAAATCCACTCGATGTTAGCTGATATTAAAGCCGCCACTACCAAAATAGATGTTAAGTTTGACGGAGGCGGGTTTAATTAGATAAATATATGCGTGGTTTTCAGGACACGTATATGAGTAGACCCAAACCTAAAATATTATTAGAACACATAAGTAAAGAAACTTACAAAGTAGAACAGATTCTAGAGAGTGAGGCCATCTGGGCGGTCTTTTACAAAGACATGCCTTTTAACCTCAAAAGTAGTAGTAGCATTACGAGTTACCCTGGGCCGAAATATAAGAAGGTCAGTTTTTCCAATCCTGGTCATGCTCATAACTTGTGTAAAAAACTTAACAAGTTATTTAAGACTACAGATTTTTCAGTAGTTATGTTGACCAAGGGCAGTAGGATAGATGAATGATATCAAATCCAAATTTACAGAAGTCCTTAAAATAACTCTGCAAGAACAAAACTTTCAATTTGATGAATCAACTTTTGAATCTAAAATATGGTTCAATTTGAGGAAAAAAAGCCCTAGCTTAAGACTTACCGACGAGGGCCTGAGTTATGTAATACAGGCAGACTTAAGAACTTATGAGGTTGATTTCCCAAAAGAATTAAAAATATCACCACAAATTTTAATTTGGCTAGATAGATACCTCGAAAGCCCCTATCATTTAAGCAATAACAAAATTATAGTGATAACTGAAAAATCAGCAATAGAATTGCATTTATTTTCAGGGGACTTAAAAAAATATGGTTTAACTAAAACTATCAATAAAAAAATTAGTCAGAATTTAGTTTAATCAAACTCAGTCTTCATAAATAATTTCGATGGAATATAATACATTAGATTTACTAAACGAAAGGCAAATGAAATACCTGCCTATGCATTTCTGTTCTTTTCAACTTGACGACGGAATTGTGTTTTCTAATAAAGAACAGATACTTAATTGGATCAGAGCGAAATTGGTAGGCAGATTTGCATTTCTAAAATCAATTGGCTTAGATTCTAATCAAAAAATGAAATCATCGTTCATAGTAGGATTTGAAAAACCTACTGAACTAACTTACTTTATAATTGCCTGTCCATACCTAAGGAGACCAGAATGACAGAAACTTCAGACAACACAGAAACTATTGAAAATAGCCCTAAGGCAGAATCTCAACAGCCCGCAGGAGCTGACCTTAACGTGAGTGATTTATCTGCATTAAAATCAATCATAGATGTAGCAACGCAGAGGGGAGCATTTAGAGCTGCAGAATTAGAAAGTGTTGGCAAGATCTATAACAAACTATCAAATTTTTTAGATTCAATCACTAAAAAGGATTAAAAATGAAAACGTTAAAGCATGTAGGTAAAATTAAAAATACTGGAGCGAAAGTGTTGGTAGTGTTTAGAACTCTTCCTGGAGAGTCTAACATGGCTCTGGTTCTGCCTACAGCCAGCCTACCGGATCAATATCACGATGCACTTATTCAATTAGTTGAAAGCGATCAAGCACAAAGCACAAATGAATTTGGGGAAATCATGTTCATTAGAAGATTTCCAGATGGCAGGCCGATGCTACAAGCAATGCAGGCCGATGGTAGACTACAAAAAACACCAACTTCATTAATCACTATGACTCCTACCCTAAGTGATTCTATTCAACTTGATGAATTAAATTCAATTATTGCTTCACAAAAAAATTGCGCTGTTGACGATTTAGCTAATTTTGTGACCGGTGGTAGATCGAACAGCGATACGCCGCAGCAGGCGGTGGTTGAAGAGGCAGCAACTATCGAACCTTCTGTAAGTCAACCCGCGCCCTTGACTGATAAAGATCTTGCAAAAAATTATCGAAGTCAGGCAGATTCGTTATATAAAGAAGCAGCGAGGCTACGCAAACAGGCTGACGAATTAGATCCACCTCAGAAAAAAACAGTGAAAACTAAAGAAGCAGTAGATGTCTAAAGCTCTTTTCAGACCACCGAGACATTTAGTCAAAGAATGGCCTGAAGTATTCGAAGATCTATATATGAATACTATGCCGGTAGCATATCTAGATCTAGTAATCATTGAATTTGACGACGGTAAAATATGGCAGATAGACATTTCGGCTCAGTTGATTGAAACGGATGCCGATTCTGTCTGCAATAAACTTTTAGATATCATGCAAGAATACAAAGAATCTATTGTAAAAATGGATTTTAAAATAAACGTAGACAAACTTAAAAGAGATATCAAAGAAGAAATATCTAAAATATTTTAATCCGAGCGTGTATTACCATAGTGTAATACAATATGTTCGTCGGAATTAAAGTTCCTCCAGGGATCTACAACTACGCTTCCTGGAGCGATACTACAATACAACTGATCAAAAGAATTGGATCCTGTGTAACGATAGGTCGTACTGGCGCTGTGTGCTAATAATACGACACCATAACACTCTTCTATCATATCATCAGTATTCGGATCAATGAATTCTACAGAAAAACCGTTTTGTTCACAAAAATGGGCTATTAATAAACTGTAACTGCCGTCTAAATACGAGACGTTGGGTTTGTAAGACTTCCCATGAATGTAAATCTTCATCTTATAACGATTGGCCTGCTCAATTAAATACAGCGCTAGATTTTTTGCCTGAATTTCTCTGCTCTTCATTATTGCATCAAACAGGTCGTACCCTAGCTCTAGTTTATCTGCTATGTACCTTAAAGCGATATTGTCTCTTGGATGACAGGCACCTCCGTCCCCCATACCTGCCTTCATATATTGTGGACCCATGATTCTCATAGTAGACTTCGCCAATGCTTCAGTTACTACATCGACATTAATATTACCCTGTTTCATTGCGATATCTTGTATCATGTTTACTAAACTAATTTTGGCCGATATAAAAGTGTTATAAAAAACTTTTATACATTCGCATTCGTCCCAGGTACCTATTACATACCTTGGATTATTTTCCATTATTGTCATATAAAATTCTTTCAACAATCTAGCATCGCCAGTTTCACTTCCGTCATCAGTACCAATCATGACCATTTCAGGATTGACCATATCCCAGGCTACACTGCCCATCGCAATCAAATAAGGATTGTATATAAATCTAGTATTAGTAACTAAAGGTACAAATTTAGTTCTAGTAGTGCCGGGCAACACAGTTGAAATCAATACCAAAAGTTGATTCTTCTTCATAAATTTGTTTGCTTCGGCAATGCAGGTTTCAACAATCGAGTAATTAAAATCCTTTGGAAATAAATGTGACGAAGGAAGACTTCCGTCATACTCAGAGTCGTGCGGAGTAGGAACTGCTATAAAGACTATATCAGATTCAGCGACACACTCTTCTATAGAACCTACAACAGTAATTATCTCGCTCGACTTCTTAGTTATATCATAACCAAGAACTCTGTGGCCTTTATTTGCAATCGCCTCTGCGCACGGCAACCCCAATTTTCCAATTCCTATAAATCCAATCTGCATATATTTCTTTCAATAAATAAAACACTATTTATTGAAGGAAAAAAAGGATTGGTTATAAAACTGCCAGACGCATTCATCGACAACGAATATGTGCAGAACACTCTGGATACAGTGTTTACGATGATGATTAACGAAATCGACCCTAACAGATTTCTAAACTATAACAAAAAATATTATATACACGCTTTAATAAAATATCCTAAATGGGTACCACAAGTCGATCTATTTCAATATCTTCAACCTTCGTATCTACAGATGTTGAAAGACGACAAATGTTTTTTTATATTTGATGCAAGTACCGAAGGATTTAGCCCGATATATAGAGAACCTTACTTTGATATTTTGTATTTTAATTGCAAAAAGTATAACGTAAACACCGATAACATAATTTTTGTTTCGGCCAATCTGAAAGACGAACAGAACATCGATATCTATAGTAAAACCAATAATGTAAGACCGATAAAAGTTTTTTCATTCCCTTCGTTTGAACACGTAGTCGGTAATTATCAAATAAAATCTCCAAAAGAACTATTAGAACTCGAAAGAAAATATACTGTAGAACAATACAATAACAAATATTTTTCAAGCCTAAGCAGAGTAAACAGATATCTAAGAACTGCTGGAACATTTATATTATGTCAAGATGCTATCTCTAAGAATGCGTTAATTAGTCATAACGCATTTGATAAAATTTATAACATTGACAGCTGGAAACAAACCAATCATCTAAGCGAATATTCAAACGAACTAATAGAAAATTGGTTGAACAAATTACCAATGACTGTTGACAGAGATGATTTTAATGTTAATTGGGCATTAGATACACCTTTCGCTGATATACACCGACAAACGATTTTCCAAATCGTAAATGAAACATTAGTGGATGATCATAATTCAACTTCATTATTTTATAGCGAAAAAACGTTTAGACCAATACTACATTTCCAACCATTTGTAATTTGGGGTCAAACCGGTTCAAATCATGCCTTGGCAGATTTAGGATACAAAATTTACGACGAGTGGTTTGATTTAAGTTTTGATTTCGAAAACGATCCAATAAAACGTTATCACATGCTTTTGAAATCTGTTAAAGCTTCTTGCGAAACTTTCTGTCATTTATCTAAAGAAGAGCAGATAGAATGGAAATTTAAAAACGAAAATATTCTTTTGCACAATTATGAAACTATGACACAAAGAAATTATAGTAAAAATAAATTAAAGACATTTTTGAGTACTTTATGCAACTAGTAACTAGACCCCCGAAACGACTTTTTTCATTTGGATGTAGTTTTACAAAATTCTTTTGGTCTACATGGCCAGAAATCATTGCACATGATTTAGACATTCCAGTATACAACTACGGTCAAAGCGGTGCTGGTAACCAATATATTGCAAACATGGTTTGTCAGGCTGACAATTTTTATAATTTTACTGAGGATGATCTTATTATAGTGTCCTGGACTAATGTAGCAAGAGAAGATAGATGGACGAACGGGCAATGGATTACACCAGGGAACATATATTCGCAAGGTATATATGATCAAGCATTTGTCGAAAAATGGGCAGATCCATTGGGATATCTTATAAGAGACTTAGCATCAATAAAACTTGTAAAGAATTTTTTAGATCATAAAAAATGTCAATTTCATTTCTTTTCGATGTGTGACATAGCATATCAATTTAATCAAAATTCTACAGTAGATATTATACCTGAACATTTAAAATCTAAATATCGTGACACATGTTCTCAATACGAAAATGTAATAAATTTTATTCTTCCAAGTTTTTTCCGAACGTTATGGAGTAACGACCTCGTAAAAAATAAATTTGATATTGAAGAATCTCAAGGATACACTTTGTTTAAAGACGGGCATCCATATCCTGAAGAACATTTTAAATTTATTAAAACTATTTTTCCTGAACACAAATTTAAACACGAAACACTTATGAAAATCGATGATGTTCAGCACAAGTTTAGAGATTTTGTTAGACACAAAAGCCAAGAACTAAAAAAAAGCTGGGCAATTTACGAATTATCTACAAGCGAAAACGATTTATTATTAAATTTAACTACTATTAAGAAATCAGAAATTGTAAAGAAAATTTAATTCGGGAAATGTTTGAATAAAATCCCTGTTGCGGATCTTATCATAATATCTAGTAACTTCTATAAATTTTTTATGCAGGTCGCTATCATAAGATGAATTTTCTAGTCCATGAACAATAGATTCTATTTGGCTATCTATATGATTATTATATTTTTTAGACTGTAGTTTTTTATATATTTTTTCTTTAAATTCGTCATCAATAATGTTAAAACTGTAATAATAGGGGTTGATTAAATTATATGTGGTCGGAAAAAATTCTGAAACATTAAACAACTGTTGATCTATGAGATAATCTAAAAAATCACAAAAAGTAAAAACATTAAAACAAGAAATAACGCTATGAATCTGTACGTTTACGTGTGGCAAATTTTCTTTAATTGATTTTAAATTAGACATCAATAAGTTCCAATCTGTGCCTTCTCTAATATACTCAGCTCTCGGTCCCCAACTATCTAAACTAACATAAACATTAACATTTTTAAAATGTTTCCAATATTCTAGTATCGAGCGGCCTTTATAAATTAGAACACTTAAATTAGTATTATATCTAAGTTCAGTTTCAGTTAATCCGTTATCGATTAGATAATTTAACATCTCAAAATGTTTATCAGTCAATAATGGTTCGCCGCCGGCAAAATAAATTTCTTCCATATCTTTAAAATGAGGAATTAGTTGATTATAAAGGTTATCATTATTATCGCCGCCAGCATTAATATAAACCTGTCGGTTTCTTCCATGCTTTACATCTTCCAATGCCCAACTCGAAGAATAGGTGCCGCTACAGCCTCGACACTTAAAATTACATATATTGCTCCATCTCATATCAAAATATACTAATTTTAATAAATTTAAATTTCCGTCTTCCGTTGTATGATCTAAAAGATAAGAGTATTTTTTAAATTTTTCATTATAATATTGTCTAGAGCTAGCGTTCCCACTATCTTCTGCATGATAGCAGGCTTTGCATTCATCGCAGCGTTTTCCTTCCATCATTTTTTTACGCAGATCTTTAAACCTGTCATTATTCCATATTTCTGAAATCGTATTCTGCCTCAGGTTGCCTAAATGAAGGTGATGATCTGCAATACAACACGGAATAACTGATCCGTCTGGATTACCATAAAAATGTAACCAAGGTAATATACAGAATGTTTTAGACTGCATTATTTTTAAAAAAATTATATAAGTTGAAGGCCCACAACGAATGAGCTATTTGATTAGGATGATTATTATGGAGATAATTTCCTTTTATAAATTCGTTAGATTTTTCTATTTTATCTAATTCTTGTTGTAACATATCATTGTTAAATTCTATATTTTTATAATTTTCTAAAAGATCGTTCAACCATCCGACTGATTGAAATCGTTGCATCTCTATATCTTCGCCCATTATTTTTCCGCTGAATCTAATCCAACTTGTAGGATAAATTCTAAATTCGTTATATGATTTTCGATTTTGAAAACAACAAAAGTTTTTCCATACAACACATTCGATATTACTATATTTTCTTAATTCTACACTTATAAGGTCTAAAAACATTTCATCGTACAAGATCAACCATTGATCGAACGTGTATCTTTTATTTTTATCGTACATTGAGGTGATAGGATGATTTCCTATTTTATGACTAATGCTCATTTCTCTTGATGGTTCGGTGATTTGTAAAAAAAGATTTATCTTCTCATAACCTAAGGTAGAAACATATTGTAAAATTCTAGGCAGTTCCATGTACATATATGCATTACAATTTCCAGGAACCGCATATTGATAAAAATCACTATCTAATAATAAGGATAATTTAGGACCGAAGCAATGCCTTAATTGATTCTGCAGGCTATATCGTTTAAGGCCAGTGGCGATATCAGGAAGGCTTTCGCCGTACGTCCAACTTTCTCCAATGACAACAGTGATAGATTTTTTTCCTCTACGTACATGAAATTCTGTAAATTGGGCTGGGACTTCGACCCAATCAGGTTTTAGATTTTCGCTGTTAAAAGAGATGTCAATTATATTATAATTGTAATCTTTAAAATCTTCTATATTATATTTTTGCCAGTTCACCGCATGCTTCCATAAAATTTGATAGCTCAGGAAAAGTTTTTTTGAAATCTGTTCCTCTTCGCCGATCATATTCATTAAACCAATTATAAAAATCTATTCGGCCTTCTCTAATTTTATTTTCAGTATAAACAGATGTTTCCATGTATTTTACAACACGAGAAAATTTATCAATTTCTGCCTTACTAAATTTTTCTCTAGATTGATCGTCACAATTATCTTGCATAAATTTTAAGGATTCATACATGTAAGGCATAAACTCTTCCTTAGGCAAGATATTCATGTCGTACTGTAATGGTTCTTTTAAATGTGGAGTGTCGAAACCAATACGTCTAAATCTATCAGAATTTTCATTGTTGTATTTCTTTCTCCATTCTAATATCTTCGCCAAGAGATTTTTAAAACTTGTTACAGTTAGAATATTAAAAGTGATCATGAAAGTTACTGGAGAAGTAGTTCCTAACATATACATATCAAAATTCTTTTCCCAAATTTCTAAATCTAATCCAGTCCTTATATATTCGGCTTGTGGCCCCCATGTATCTATACTTGTAAAGAGTTTAAATTCTCTTATCTTATGTTGACTTGTTAAATTATTCACGTAATTAACGAATCTATCTATTAATACAGGCTTTACACCAAAATTACTGTTTATATTCAAACCTAATTCCGGCATGGGGTTAT